GCCGGCACCGTTTGAAGCGATAGTTGAATCTTTGTCTTCAGATTTTTTGTCTTCAGATTTTTCGTCTTCTTCTTTTTCTTCTTTACCTTTATCTGAGTTTGTATCTTGCTCTTCACCGTCTTGGCTTTCATCTTTTTTCTCCTCTGATTTCATTTGATCTGAGTCTGAGTCATCTGAAAAATCATCTTGTTGATCTGAATTGTCATCTGAATAATCATCATTAAAATCATCATCTAAATCATAGTTCTTAGCAATTTCTAACTGGTCAAAATCAGGTAATTTTTGCATTTGTTCTACTTGATCTTTTTGCCAAGCTAACATTTCTTTTGCAAGAGCAATAACATCTTTGAAAGATTTAAGACCATCAACTTTAGAAATCCAATCAGATTCTTCTTCGTTGAAATTAAAACCAATAGTATTTTGTGATTTACTTCTAAGATTAATTTTATCAATTAACATTAAATCTTTGTTAACATCTTTACCAATAATACCAAAGAAGTTTCTTTTATCTAAAATTTTGTAACCATTCTCATAGTTTCTAACACAACCAGGATATTTTTTTTGAATTAACTTGTCAATTCTAGTATCCTCTAACACATTAACATATGATCTTAATTCATTACTTTCAATACCACTAAATGATTCACTAGGAGTCCATAATGCATGGGCACATTCATGTGCTATTAACATATCAGTTACGTCACCGTTTTGTTGTTTGAAAATAGGGAGAGTTAGTATTCTTTGTTTAGTATCAAATGAAGCTGTCTTAACGTTGTTGTGTCTTACAGTAATGTTTTCAGACGCAATCAACTTAGCTAATTGATTCTTAACGTTTATATCAATGTTTTGTGTGTTAGTGTTTTTCATAGTGTCCTTTTGCATTTATAATTTCATCCTAAAGGAAAAGATCGTAAATGTCAAGCGTTTTATTTTCGTTGGAAAATAAGGGTTTTTTGACTACTTTTGTTCTGGTTTTGTTCGGTTTTCACATTCCGAACACGAATCGTATATGATTCTACCACACCAGATACAGCTAGAATAACTATCTTCCGACATCTGAAAGGTACTTATCTTTACATTCTTGCCAATTCATATAGATAATATCATCATAAAAATGCGAATCTGTTGATATTCTATCTTGTTTCTTTAAACTGACTAATCGTTTTTTGGCATACTTATTCTTCCATAATTCAGATAATGCTTCAACAGAATTGTCAAACTTTCTGACCAATTTATCTTCTTTTATTTCTTCTCTTAAAAATTCTTTAGTATTTTCAAAGAGTTCACCAAAGTATATACCTCTACTATGTTCACTACGAATTAACTTTTTATCTAATCCTAATTTTGAGTAAGTAAAGTTATGTGACCTATTCCTATGATCTCTTTTATGTGGTTGACCAGTATCTTTCTTAGCTACGTACCATTCAAAGTATTTGTATGTATGATTTTTCATCAACCATGCTTGTACCATTTTTCTAGTCTTTCTTGTAGGTTCGTATGCAACTGAACCAGCAGACCAACCCATTTTCTTCCAATGTTTTAGTCTGTCATATTGACTTAGTGGTATTTGTTTTGTTTTACCATATAAAGATGTTGTTGTAACACCTACTAGTTTATCTTTGTATTGGTATTCCCAGGTTTTTTCAACTGTATCTGATAGGCATAAAAGTGCCAATAGTTTGCCACCTACTAAATTATAACCTAAGGGTTGTATTGGTACAATGGTACTGCCGATACAAGTATGATTAATCATTTTTTGAGTTTTTGCAACTCTTTCCCAACCAATATAATTATCACGTGGTGTTAAATCCAAGAAATCACTTGACATACAAGTAACACCTAAAAACTTCTCAGTTTTCTTATCTCTAATTAAAAAGTTTAAATTTCTACCAATGTTACTATTGTTTTTCATTGTACTTAAAAAAGTACGTAAACCATTCCAGATAGCTGGCATTTTACTACCTGTTATAGACTTGATATTATCTCCGTCTGTCCACACCAATTCAGGTTCTAAATCTATGTATTCTTCAGGATCTTCAGGTAACCAAAAGTTGTTTTTGATTTCTTGTAATAATGCACCTTGTTCAGGATTCTTTAATGTAGGTTTATCGTCAAAGAAACTATTAACTTCTACTGTAGGAAACTTATCTTTTACTTCACACCATTTTTGCCATAGTGTATATTCTTTTACATCCATTTGAGATACAAAAGATAAATCGTTTACTAATGCGTCTTTTAATTGTTCTTCGGTAGGTGCTTCTATTTTATCAATAGGATTGTTATCTGACCAACTTTGCCATTGGTCGTCTATTGTCATACCTTTTTTCCACGAATATCCCATAATTATATAATATACTAAAATTTAAAAAATGTCAAGGTTACATGGATATTTCGTGTTCATCTTCACCTATCATACCCCTAAAATATACATTAAAAGCTAGAGAATATCTATCTTCTTTTGTATTATTACGTGTTATAGCATGTTGCAACCAACTAGGAAATATCACTAACATTCCTTGACTAGGTGTTACTTTGTAATTATCACAATTCACCATATTAATTTCTGAATAGTCCATATGAAACATTGTACTAAAAGGCATAGAAGCTGTCATTGGTCTATTGAAACTTATATCACCTGATTCTGGTGGTGTATTCATATAATAAACACCACTTAATATTGAGTTACCATGTATATGACTTTGCCCCCAATCATTTGGTTCATGTATATTAATCCATGAATTTAGTATATCAATCTTAGCATTTGTTTTTACTTTATAATAACCATAACAATATCTTTCAACGTTTTCAATAATTGATGTTTTTAATTCTTTTAATTTTTTATGATTTAAAACATACTTGTCGTTAGTATACCAACCATTATCAGATTCCATTCTTTCGTATTTGAACTCTTTAGCTGCGTTCATATACTCTGGTTTTACATCTATATGATCTTCGTATAATACTGTTGGAAATAAATTATGTATTTTGTACTGAGGCATTGTTTTTGTTCCATCTTTCAAACTCTTTCTTAGCTTTTGCAAATGCTCTATCTACCTTTAATTTACTTGCATGTTCTAAAAAAGTTCTTCCCAATATATGGTCATATTCATGTTGGAATATTCTACTCATTAGTCCGTCTAAATGGCCTTCTTGTAAGTTGCCATCAACGTCTTCATATTTAACAACTACTTTACGTGGTCGTTTAATGTTTAAGAAAACAAATGGATAAGTTAGACAACCCTCTTTCATCATAACTTGATCCTCGCCTGAAGATATAATCATAGGATTAAAACAATCTAATCTCATACCCTTTTCTATTTCAGGATGTCCACCTAAAACAAAGAAGTTAAAAGGTAAACCAACTTGATTACAAGTTAGACCTATGCCACCACTTTTTTGCATAGTATCAAACATAGCGTCAGCTAGTTCTTTTCTGTTTTCAAATCCTTCATCTTTTAACATCTCATCATTAAAAGGTGCGATTGCATTTTTGACTCTTACATCTGTCGGTGGTATTAGTTTTAGTTCTTTCATACGTCCTCTGTATAATTAATATTTATATTTGTTCTAAAAAGTTTATCTGTTTGTGTAACCGTTTGATGTATAATATGGGCGTCAAATATTACAGCTCTGTTTCTTTTACTTTCTATTTTTTGTCCGTCATTAAATTCTGTATAACCATTACTATCTTCTATGTAATATAATAAAGTCTTATGTTCTTCATCATCCATAATATCCTGATGAAATCCTAAACCTCTATTTGTATCTGTCTTACAAAATAAATTAACTCTTGCTCTTACTATTTTAATTGGTTTCTTTAAATTTGTCAATAGTGGTTCGATTATTCTAAAATAATGACTATTTTCGTTGCCATAATCCACTATAGTATGCATAAACTGAAAATCATTTGGTGCTGATTCTTTGTTTACATTTTTTATCAAGTACCAAGGAAAGTGTGTATTATCTACTTTTCTTTCTATATACTCAGCTAAGTTTTCATCTAAGAAATTATCTATAACTTCAATCTGGTGTTGCACTCTGTATCACCTATTGTTCCTTTCATCCACGTATTAAACGCCAAACTAATTCTTACTTTATCATCTTCGTTACTCAATACACTATGATTTAGTAAAGAAGGAAATAAGAATAGCTTACCAGGACTTACCTGTATATCATACTGACTAGAATTATAGGTAGTATATTCACTATAATTAAAATCAAATTGTGGAAAGTAATGATCTTTCCTTTCAAATCTTATTGGTGTTGTACCCTCTACATAGAATACACCAGATATAACACTATTTCTATGATTGTGTGAATGATGAAATGATTTTTTACTATTATAATTTAACCAGCTTTGAGTTATACCAAAAAATACTTCATCTTGTATTTTTAAAACCTCTGTTTTGTATAGTTCTATTTGATCTAATATCCAATCTTTTAAATCTGGAAATTGTTCTAATATATAAGAGTTCTTTGATGTTGTATTACCACCTTGATTTGGATAAGTTTCTTGTGTATTGATATGAAACAAATCTTCCTCTGGCAAATTATATGAATCACCACTTATATAAACAGGTGTGCCGAATAATAAATGTACTTCGTTATGCATTTTGTAACCTTGTAAAGTTTTTATATTTTTCAAACTTAACTACATTTTTAAATTTGTCAAATAGTATATCTCCCTTATGTGATATAATAAAGATATTTTCTTTTTCTAAAGAATTTATAATCTTAAAAAAGTCATCTGTTCCTTGACCATCTAAACTACTATCAAATATTTCATCAAGTACTAATAGATTGGTATTTGTACTATTCTTCAATCTTGCAATATCTCTCCAAGTAAATAACAATGCAAGGTCTATTCTCATTTTTTCACCCTCACTAAAGTTATTATAATTAAATGTATCTCTAAATCTACTTTTTACTGTTTCGTTAAACTCTTCATCTAAATTAAAAGATATAAAGAAGTCCATAGCTTGTAAATATTTGTTAATTAAATTATTCATTATAGGTACGTATTTCTTTATAATTTTAGATTTAGCACCTTTGTCGTTTAGTATCTCACGTAATATATCTACATAACCTTTTTCTTCTTTTACTTTTTCTAAATTTTGTTCTTCTTCTTTTAGTGATACCATCATTTGTTCTAATTCTTTATTAATACTATCAGTATCTACTTTACTTCTATTTACTAGTTTTAGTTCTTCTTGTATGTGGTCACTCTGAGCTTTGATACCTTCTAATGATGTTTTAATTCTAGTAACATCCATATTCATATCTTGTATCTTTTTTGATATAACACCAAACTCAGATAGTTTAGTTTCATGTTTAGATATTTCTTCTAATAGTTTTTCATAACCACCTTGCAGTTCATTTACCTTTTTTTCAGTATGTGAACACTTATCTTGTTTAAACTCTTCATCAATATGTTGTGTGCATACAGGACAAGTATCATTCTCTTTAAAAAATGCCAATGTCTTTTTATGTGATTTAATATTATTATCTATTTTTGCTTCTAACTTTTCTAATTTAGATAGATTGGTTTTTGTTTTAGGTTCATCTACTAGTTGATTTGTAGCTACGGCAATCTCTTCATTGATCTTTTGTAGTTTTGTTTCAAATTCTGCACTTTTTCTAGTGTTTTCCTCTAGTTTATTTTGCTTAACCGTCTGGTTGTCGTTTCCTTGCGCTTCCAATGACTTTAGATACTTTGCTTCAGTTTCGTATTTGGTACGTATCAAATCGCATTGGTGACGCACCTCCGTTAACTTTTTCTGTAGATCACTCTGTTGGGAACGTAATATTAAGTCCATAAGACCAAAAACTCTAATATCAAGTATCTCTTCAACAACTTCTCGTCTATAACGTGGTTTCATCTTCATAAAAGGTTCGTATGATGAAGAACCTAGTATTACGACCTGAATAAATGATCTATAATTTAGTTTCATTATATTTTGTTCTAAGTATTTTTGATAATCTATATTATTAGCTTCTTGGTTGATAAGTTCACCATTACAAAATATTTCAAATATATTTGGTTTGATACCTCTTCGTATTTGATATTGTTTGGTACCTACATCAAAAAATACTTCAACCATAGCGTCACCATTGTTAATAGTATTGACCATTTGTTCTTTCTTAATTATTCTAAATGGTTTGTTAAATAGAACAAAACATAATGCGTCTAATAGTGTTGACTTACCACTTCCATTATTACCTACAATTAGGGTTGTTTGAGCTTTATTAAAATCTATTTCAATAGGTGTATTACCTGTTGATAGAAAATTTTTATATCTTATCTTTTTAAATACTATCATTTCTATACTCTAAGTTGCCTGACATTGATACTCTTGTTACATCTGATTTAAAAGGATAAACCATGTGTCTTAAATGTGTTGGAAAGATATAAAACTCTCCTGTTTTAGGTAATCTGTTATTGTTTATAATAACATCTCTACTGCTACCTTCTCCCCATAAAAAAGAAATAGCACCTGGACCAGCAGATTTATCGTTATTTTTATATAATCTGTTTTCTTCTTCTAATACTTTTGGTACATCTAAGTAAAGTACAAAAGATAAATCTGCTGTATGAGTATGTACTGGATTAAAATTATTAGGTCCCATGTAATTAATCCACAAACTTTCTAAATGTAAATGATCTGCCATCTTTACTGAAAAATGTTGTTCAGCATTTATTAAATACTCGTCCCAATACTTTCTAGTTTGTTCTATAAAATAACGTTTATCTTCTTTTGTAAAATAAAATTCAGTATTAAAATGACCAGCTAAATGATCGTGTGCAGGTTCTTTGGTAAGATCACCTCTACGTAGCATTTCATCAACAAGAACTTTATCTACGTTAAAGATACCTACTAAAGGACCCCAATGAAAACACTCCATTACTCACTTGCCTCCGTATATAACTCTTTTGCAAACTTCTTTAGTTTTTCTTTATCAACATCTGCTTGTATTTGGTCAATATAGTTACCTAAAAAGGTCAAAGTATCTTCGCCATGGTCTAATATATCTTCTCGTACACTTGTGGTTAAATCACTTGGTGCATCCACAATCTGTAATTCGTGTACATTAATAGTATTGTAAAATCTTTCTAATAAGTTATTGTACATATCATCATCTGTTTTATTTTGTACAAATATCTTAACAAAACAATTATCATATTCTGATAAATCTATAGCTGTATAGTTTTTATCAACATCATCATAGTAAAACTTTTTAAACATTCTTAAAGGATTAGATACTCTTTCTAGTTCTCTTGTTTCTGTATCAAAGATATGAAAACCTTTAGGACATCTATAATCTGACCATGTAATCTCGTATTGTGTACCCAAATAATAGATACGACCATCATCTGATTTTTTATGAAAGTGACCAGATAATACTTTTTCAAACTTTGTGAATTGATCTTTTTCTAAACCATGGTCATTAAATACGCCTTTATGCATTTCAAAACCTTTTACTTCTAAATGCCCCATAACTATTTCAGCTGATGTTTGGTCAATAGATAATAAACTATCTTCTAAATTATCATCACAAATCCACGGTAGGAATAATATATCTAAACCACCAATGGTTACATCTGTCGCAGCTGTGTAAATCTTAGCGTCTTTACTAATATTTAAATTTTGCAATGCGTTTACTTCATTTGTGTTTTTATAGTAAGTATCGTGGTTACCTATAATAATATGTGTATCAATACCTAGTTCTTCTAATCTATTCCAAAATACTTTCTTAAAATTGTGTGCTGTGTTATGATTAATAAATTTTCTTCTATCAACAACATCACCTAAATGCACTAAAGTTTTGATATTGTTTTCTATTAAATATGGAAAAAAGGTATCATTATAAAATTTATTTTGATATTCTATAAATGCAGGACTATCGTTTCTGCAACCAAAATGTGTGTCGTTTAATAAAGCTATCTTCATAATTCTAAATAAAAATTACAACTAATACTAATTCTAGGATTAACTGTTAAATTAGGTTCTACTCTATGTGTTAAATAAGAAGGAAATACAATTAACTTACCTGTTTGTGGAACGCATTGATAAGTAAATGTACTTGCTGGATTAGTTAAGTTTTCTAAATAAATCTCATCATTATACATTGTGCGTTTTACTTTTGGATCTAAGAACGTTATATTACCTGAGTCATCATCAGCTTGTACATAATAAACACACGACCAAATACAATGCGGATGTTCATGTGGATTATTACAATCTTTAAAACGATTGACATTAGCCCAACCGTTATCCATAATTACTTTAACAGATTTTTTATAAGGCAATGAGTTACAAATATCTACAACAGCTAAAGCAATTGCTTCTTTTACTTCTTCAGCCTGTTCAGACTTTATAAACTCATCATCACTTTGCCAACCACCAACATTTGATAGATTGGTAGAATCTGTTTCTTTTTCTAGTAGTAATATATGTTGTGCAAGTTCTTTATTATTTACATCTAACTTGGTCTCATATATTTCACTAGGAAATATAAATGTTCTATTCATCACATAAAGTATTCTAAAGTACTTTTTGTTTTCCTTGGTTTTCTTTTCTTCTTTTCTTTTTTAGCAGGTTCATCTACAATAGTATTCTTTTGTAAAAATTCTGTAAATTGATTTTTAAATTCTCTATCTTCACCAGGTTGTAATGTCATATCATCATAGTTTGCTTCTGTTATTAGTTTTTGTTTGATTGTTACTTGTTTTTTTTCTTTCTGTATTCTTCTAATAAAAGCAAAATAAATGATTTGTGTAAAATAAGCAAATGGATTGTTTGATTTCGTTGGATTGAAATTGTCTAAGTATTGTAAACAGTTCTCAATACCATCGGAAATCATATCATCTCTAAAAGTATAATTTATAAAATTTGGTCTGTATGATAAATGATTTGCAATTTTTAAAAAACATTCACCGATATAATCTGTAACAGGTGGTTTTTCTTCGTTAGCTCTTTTAGCCTTGTTAACAGATTTTCGATATAGAATCATTGCTTGTAGAAATTTTTTATTATCTACGTAATGTTCCGGTTTCTTTTTTGTTTGTGCCATAATATCTCCAATATACTATAAGTTGTCTAAATTGTCAATGCCAAGTTGATCTAATTCTTTATTTTTTGCTACACTAAAAGAGGTGTTAAATGAGATAATAGTCTTTCTCAAATTCTGTTCCGATGGATATGATTTATGTAACATACCAGCTGGAAAAGTTAATATATCTCCCTCTTGTACTTCAATGTCTTTGATTAATTTTTTATCTACCACGTCAAATATCTGTGTTTTCATACGTGTATCTGGTAGTTCTAAGTAATATACGTTGGTATAATTACTATCTGGATGAGTATGCCATTCGTGTTTATCTGATTGATTATATTGTTGGAACCATGCATTTATAATTTGCCAGTTCTCGCAATGTAAAAACTCTGCCATTTCATGCATATATGGTACTATATTACCAAAGAATATATCTAAGTATTCACGTTTATGTTCACGTGGTAAATCCCAATCTGAGTTGGAAATAATGTCTTTATTAGTATTTTTAGAAATTACAGGAAGCTCACTTATGCATTGTAAAATCTTATCTTTTATTTCATTATGATTATCTAACTTTTTGATAATATAAAAACTATTAATTTTTTCTATTTTCATTTCAATCCACTATTGACATTCATGCCAAAATACATATAATAGGGGGTGTCCCCGGTTGATGAGAGATACCTTAGCTGCTAGTGTACTGTCTTCTTAGTATCTCTGAACTCATCAAATATTTCATTATACTCTTCATTTCTATCATCTGACATTCTTTCTTGTGAGTATATCTTATCATTCTTTTGTTTCTCTTCTAATTTAGAATAACTGACACTTACTATGTTGTACGATTTAGTCATTTCATTAGAAGCATTTGTTATAGTTAATATCTTATCTTTAGGGATAGATACAATTTCATCATGTGTATAGTTTGTCCACCTTATCAAAGCTACATAATCTTTAAGACCACTATCAGTAAACTGTGGTACATATTTAATTTGTAAGGGTTTGCTTAATCTCAGGAACGGCGATTTATCACCTAATTGTTCTTTAGGTAAAATAGTAACTATATCGTCACCGTTCATTAACTTTACAATCTTTACGCCGTCTGTTATTTTACTTTTATCCATATAACTATTTATTTAAGTTCAACGCTGTGGATTTCATAATTAAACTCTTCTCCACCGTATATCTTTATTCTTTCTCTAAAATGTGCCAATGTATAGTTCTCTTTCTCGTTGTATGATAAATCATCTGCAATATCATATAAAGTTGCATGTGAATTATTATCCTTTAATCTTAATCCCCTACCAATACTTTGTAAATTTCTAATTCTGGATTTGCTAGGTGAAGAAAAAATAATGTTATGCAAGTTACGAATATTAATACCAGTACTGAAAGTACCGTAAGACGCAATGATAATAGCATTATCTGATTTTTCAGTAATTGATCTGATTTTTTCTCTTTCATCTGTTTCAATACCTCCGTGTACATAAAATACTTGTTTGTCTGTAGCTTTATCTTTTATCATATTATATAGTACTTCTCCATGTTTCTCTACATACTGAAACAAACATAGAGTATTACCTTGTAAATTGGATGCCAAGTTACGTATAAACTTATTTCTTTTTTCATTAGATACCAAAAAGTCCATTTCTTCCTGGTAGTTCTTATCTTTTAAAAAGTTTCTAGCTGTGTCATCATATTCTAATATTAAACACATTATTTTTAAATCTGCAAGTTGTTTGTTTTCTTGTAACTGACTTGTAGATACAACTTTATTGACTGTACCAAACAGTCCTTCTAAAACTAATTTATGAGTTTTTGTACCATCTAAAGTACCTGTAAGACCTACTTTATATTTACATTTATCTAATTTTGTTAATATCTTTGTTAATGATACAGCTTTAAATAGGTGTGCTTCGTCACCTATTATCATACCATATTGTTCAAACCACTTTTTAGGTTGATTATATATTGATTGCCATGTTGATATGACAACTCTTTTGTTTGTATCTTTACCATGTCCTTGATATACTCTATGTACGTTTCTATCACTATTATAACCATAGTCTTTAAAATCTTTAAATAATTGTTCTACCAAAGATGTTGTAGGCACAATAATTAACACTTTATTATTTTTCTTTTCTTTTAATCTAAGTAAATTATAGATCAATATTAAGTAAACAATAAGTGATTTACCTGAAGCTGTTGGCGATAGTAATAAAGTTCTATCTTTTTTTACTGCGTGTATAAACGCTTCTCGTTGATAATCTCTTATTTCTATCTTTGGTATTTTTAATGCTTTTAGAAACTTATCAATATACTTTTCATCTATATCATTATCTTTTATTTTAGTACCATCTACAATTTGTACTTTGTTTTCATTACACCAATTAACAATATAAGGATATAAACCCACATATATTTGACCAGTTGCATAAGAAAATAATCTTATCTTTCCGTCCCATACTCTATTTCTATATTGAGGCATAAACTTAAAACCAGGTACTTCAAATGTAAAGTACTCGCCAAGTTCTCTTCTAATATCAGCGTCAGCTTCTATTTTAAGATATACTTCGTCTTTTTTATCTATGATTAAATATCTTGTTGTCGTCATAAAATTATTTAGAACGATACGAACCAGGCAATCCTACGTATGGTCTATTATCAAATTTGTTTTCCAATTCACTATTATAGTGTAAAAATACTTGAGCATGATTGTTACCAATATATGGTAAACGCCAATGTTCTATATCACAACCTCTATAAATGATACCGTCTCCAGGTTTCATAAAGACTTCTTTATCTTCTCCATGTGTATGCACCCACATAGGCCAGTTCCATTCTTGTTGATCTTTAGGTAAATTCATTATATCGTATCCTAAACATAGTGTCATACTTATTTCACAACTTGGTCTATCTTTATGTCTAACTAATTCTGTACCAGTTGTATATAATCTATGATAAGAATATGTTTCTGTTAGTTTTAATTCTGTCATTACTTCTAATTGTGGTTTGATATAACACATTAAAGTATCAAAAGTAGGATCACCATACTTACTAAAATCACCAGGAGCTTGTGAGTCATCAAATATTCCATGAAACTCCCTTAATATAGGGTCGTTCATATCTTTATCCATGTTTTCTAATACAGATAATCTATATGCATTTTGTTTAACATATTGATATAGAAAGTGTGCCATCTTTGGCGATATGATACCTTCAATAGGTAAATAACTATATGCTTTAAAAAATTCTACTGATCTCATTATTTAAACGGCCTTCCATACATCCACAATACAAGTGAATATCTAATACCATGTGTAATTGGTGTTACACAATGATACTTATAACTTGGGAAAACAATAACTGTTCCAGGTTGTTTTGCTTCTTCTATTATTAATTCTTTACTATCGTATTTTGTTTGGTGTTCGTCTAAAGAAAATTTAAGATCACCACCCATATATTCATCACCACTATTTAAGTTTACTGTAACAGATAGTTTTCTTATCTTACCAACTCTATCAGCTGATTTAGTATGTGTAAATCTACGCTTTTCTTCATTCGGTATTACACCAGGAATATCTCTTTTTAATTTAGCAAAGTGATCTGAACCACCATCTGGATGCCAACCATAAAAACCACCAGGTCGATACGTTGTAAATTGTATATCATCATAACTATCAATATCGTATCTCCAACCTGCGTCAAAGTTTGCTTGATTTACATGGTCAATAATTGTAGAATATATCCAATCATATTTGTTTCTGTTTAACCATGTAATTTCACTATCTCGTATATAAGTTTTTTTGTAAATGTTTTCTTCGGTTAAACCAAACTCTTTTTTAGCTTGTTGTAAAGTTCTATCACCTAGAGCTAAACGTACATCATCATCTGTTTTTTCTGAATTACCACCAGTAAGACCTGTTACATCTACACCAATATTCTTTTCTTGTTCTATTTGTGATCTGCCTATTTCAATAATATCCGAACATACCTTTTCGTCAATAGAGCCACGAAATATCCAGTAATCGTACTTGGTATACATTAGATCGCACCACTAGTAAACTTTCGCCAATCAATTGCATTTTTTATAGCAAATGTTCTATTGGTAATTTGACGTAAAGTTCTATCTAAGAAATCTATTACTGTTGTTAAGTATTCTACTTTTTGAGTTAGTCTTTGTATTTCTTCATCAGCATTTAAATATTTGTCAATATCTGTTTTTAATATTTTTAGATCAAATGGTTTTTGTGCATACACAGAAGCATCAGCTTTACCTGTATAATATTCCCACTTATCACGTCTTAAAGTATTTAATTCTGCTTGAGATTTTGTAAGAAGTAATTTAAATTTGTTTAGGTGCTTTAAATATTTGTTGTGTAATTGGGGTGTTTTTAAAGCTTCAATATCCAACTCTGAATCATTGATTTTTAAATCTTTATCAGCCAATTCCTGTAATTGTTCTATATCCATAATATCCTCATTATATCACAAAACCCTTAAAATGTAAAGGTTATTATGATGTAGTTAAACTAGTTGTTGAGGCATTTACACTCGCAAAGTTGTAAATTTTATAGCCAAATACCACACTAGCTGTTAAATAATCCACGTCTGTAGGTTGTTGATCGTAATTAAGACCAGTAATACTAATTGGATATAAGTCTGAAAATCTTACTTCCAATATAGAATTGTTTTTACTTGTCAATACGGTTAACGTTGCGTCTGAAAAAGTACCACCATCTTTAGCAGTACCATATTTTGTTTTACCAATAGTTTCTAAACTAGGCACGTCTGAACCAGGAAATCTATCTGCACCAGAAGCTAATACACCTCTGTAATCGGCATAACTATCTGAAAATCCTAGACCTCTAATCCAACCATGTATCTCTTGCCAGTTTTCTAAATTTTCATCTACCATAAACGTCATGTTTAATGGGTCATATGAAAGTTTATCTCCTGGTAGAGGTATATTTTTTAATGGTGTTGCCATTTCAGCAGTACCTAATGTAATACCAGGTATGTTTATGGCCGTGCAAAAATACTCAACTTTAGGCAGTTTTAATATATTAAATTTAAACTGCGTTGGACTTGCATAGTCCAAATTTGTTGGTTGACGTGAAAAACTATTTGTAGTTGTCATACTTATATTTATCCATCAAATAGGCATAAAAAAAGGGGAAGATTTTTCAACCCTCCCCTTCTTAAAATTGGTTGTAATACCAAACTTATATTACATTAAGTTCGCAACTTGAACTCTTCTGTAGTATCTGTTTGAGTTAGCAGAACCTGAACCGTTGATTACAGCTGCGTCACCAGTACCTGCTTCAGCAAATGGGTTTGCTTGTAAGCCGTATCTAGTTTTGAAACCGATCTTCGGTTGGAAAGTGTCTTGTCCAACTGCTCTCACCATTTGTAGTGGAACATATGGGCAATAGAACATACCAGCGTCATAAGGTGAAGTACCTTTATAACCAACTACGAAGTATTGCTTCGAAGTGTTGTTTGCTGAATATGGATCAATGTACACTTTAAATCTACCATTTAGAACACCTGCAAAAGTATTACCTGTGTCATCTACGTTTAGATTGTTGTTTAACGCTGGAGCGTAATCTAAAACACCTGCCATTTGTAAAGCACTTGCAACATCTGAAGAACAGATAATGATGTTACCTTTTCCTCTTCGTGTTCTTTGTGCGATAGCATTTGCTTCTCTCTCAACTTGGAACATTAAACCTTTAAATCTTTCAACAGACCATCTACCGTTTGAGTCAGTATCTAAGTCAAAGATTCCTTCAGTTGTTGTGTTCACAGTACCAGTATTTGCACTAGCACCTTTTTCAGCGTTGATGTAGATTGTTCTTACAACTTCTCTGTTGATCTCTGCAAGGATCTCAGCAGAAAGGATGTTCGCCAATTCTGTTTCAGCGTCTAAACCATGGATTGCTTTTAAGTCTTGTGCAAGTTCCATTGTGTACTCAGCTTTTAGAGCTCTTGACTTAGCTGTTACTGTTGACTTCTCAATTGAGAATGCCATTTCAGCAAAAGCGTTACCAGCTGCGTCACCTAGTGCTTCAGCAGCGGCTGTAGTCATACCAGTACCACTTGTGTATGTTCCTGGAGAACCATCGTTAAGTACAGCTGGGTTAGTACTTGAGTCA